TACCAGCAAATTCTGATTCTGAGTCTTTTAAGCACTCAGTACTTACAACAGTTGAAGAATTAGCCCTAGTTACAATTACAAATATAGAATCGGATGATGAGTTGTTACCTGTGTTTAATATAGTAATGTCATGAACTGTTGCTCCTGCAAGATCCATCTTAGTCCAAGCATACACTTCTTCTTGTCTGTGGTATGCTAAACAATACAGGTTTCCGTTCTTAGTCACTGCCCATATTCTAGGTTGTGGTGTATGCTGATATTGTAATTTAATTATACCATCGTTTACAAATGTAGGGTATATTAGCTTACTAACATCGTTAGACGCAGAATTCTGTATAGCTTGATCGTAACGATACTCTAATACTCTTCCTCCTGATTGGTCAGGATAAAATATAGAGTTACCTACTGATATAGCTTGTGCACTACAAGGTTCTTCTTGTGTTAACTCAATACGTATCGTCTTAGCACTAACACCGTATAAATACTTATTAGGTACAACTCTATATAAACCACCAGTAGTACCAATAACTAAATCTTTAAGAGAGTCTAGCCATTTAATAGCTGCTGTTTGGTTTGATAATATATAAGTAATACCATCCGTGTCTAAAACTGTTTTATCATTCTGTGTAGCTTGAAAACTAAATTCGTTATCAGCTCTACTAAAGAACAAATAATTCGGATGACTAGTTGTGCCACCATAAACACGTCTTTGTTCAAACCTAGTAACTGTTCTAGGAAAGTTATTTGTAAACCACGCTCCAAAACTAAATGATGTAAAAGACCCTGAGTTTTCTATCTCAAGTGTTCTAGGGTTTCTTGGTATTACGTTAAGAGCCTCTGCTACTATCTGGTTATTAGATATAAACCTAACTGCTTTCATGTAGACATGCCCACTAGGTAATTCACCTCTAAAATGCCTATCTATATCGTCTATAGTAAATGATGACTGAGTAGAGTTTAGTACAACATCGTTAGCAATCTGTACAATAGTTATATTAGCGCTAACTGGTGGTACTATTAAATTACCAGTAGGATTAGATGAAGCATTGTACTCTTCTACTTTTGGTATACCGTCATCTGTAAAGTTGTAACACTCTACAACATCAAACTGTTTAGCTGATGAAAGATTAGCAATCGTTAAAGATTCTGATGTTACAGGATTACCTCCATGATACAACGGATGAGCAGGGTCTGTTCCTAATCCATTTGTAAACGTGTACGTTCTATTCCCATCAGTACGTAACACAGCTGTTGTTACATCTAAAGCACCATTTACATCAGGACCCATTTGATATAGTGGTCCAGTAAATGGATTAAGTATCTTGTACACACTTCCAGCTTCATATAAACTGTTGTCGTATGTTCCACTAGTAAATTCTACAGGGTGGTCTTCTGTACCACGATGTTCTTTAATCTTTACCCATCTTGTAGTGCTTCTTGTAGAGCCTACTGGGATCTCATTAGATCTTCGAGTGTCATCTACCAATACCCAAGAATTTTTTAATCCTTGACTAAAAATAGTAGCGTCAGCTCTTAAATGTATCTTGTTATCTGGTACACCACTATTCTTCAGTACAGCTATATCCGATGCTGTAGATGTTTCTTCGTTGTCTAGTAAAAATAATCTTGCTTGGTTATCTTCTATGTCTACTATAGACCTAACAGGGCTTACATATACTACCTTATTAGTTGGATCGGCTAATGTGTAGTTGGCTGATGTAGATGCTACTACTACTTGACCTAGTAACGTAGTTTCTTCTACTACGTACTGCACATACATTCTAGTTGCTACTATTCTTCGATCAATTACAATAGACCCTGTATTATTACCTGAGTACCCTGAGATAACAATCGTTATCTCTGTAGCTGTAGCAGTGTTAACATTAACTGTTACATTAAGGTTTGCGTTATCAGATCCAGATATTGTAATAGAATCTCCTGCTATAAGTCCATGACCAGTTGGTAATGTTATAGTAATAGTGTCTCCTGCTCCATCAGCTACATTAGCATTTATTACAGTTAAGTCTGCAACTGAAGTAACAATGTGAGCAAAGTCGTCAGTAGTAGATGTAATCTTCGCATATGACTCGTTGTTTGAAATATTAAACTTTGCAGTGCTTGAATCAACCTCTAATAAAGGTTCTACATCGTAAACTATATCTCGTATCGTCCACTTAGTGTCACCAATAGCAGCTACATTGGATTGTAACAACTCATCATCAACACTAACGTCTGTTGTGCTAGTCTTATCACCTGTCTTATCACCATACAAAAACTCACCACCTGAGGCTGTTAGTGTATATGATATTAATTCAGATAATGGAAATACTCTTTTTGGTCTATGTAACGGATGTGTCACATACAGTGCATCTGTTTCAGTACTAAAACGAAGATCATCTAGTTGTGCTGCAGAGTAAGGACTTACTACGTAGTCTTTTGTAATTGTAATATCGGTAGTTGTAGCAGAGCCATAGCTAGATATAACAATAGTTGCAGATGTGTCTGTTATTGCTGTAACAGTATGTGTCGCATTCATGTTACTATTACTAGAACCAGTAATAGTTATTTGGTCACCTATTACATAACCGTGATCTAAAGGTAACGTAAATACAATTGTGTCTTGTGCGTCATCTACTTGTGCAACTAATACAGTAGCAGTAGACACTTGTAACTGCCCATCACTGTTATACACTTTAATTTTTGTATTACTAAAAGCAATTCTATAAACTTCATCAGTAGCTAAAGTAAGAGTAGCAGTTACTGTTTTGTTTTCATCAAGGTCAGTAAGTTTGTTTACATGTTTAAAACCGTACCTATACTCGGCAGGGCCTTGTAGTGTAGGTAAGAAGTTAGTAAACTCTCTAGCAGACTTAGATGTACGTTCAATATCAGAACGACCAAGTATATACTCGCTAATTAATCCACCTGAGAAATCTGTTTGTACATTACTATACCTTGCCATAATACTTTATTGCATTAACAAACGATGAATTGCTATCGTTAATGTATTGTTGAGCAGGAGAAGATCTTCCTTCGATCACTCTTGCTCTACGTAAAGCTTTTTCATAGGTCTGATACAAGTAATCAGCTCTTGTCTCTGAACCAGACAATTCAATAGCTGAGTTTGCTGCAACGTGTAAAGACATTAGCCGTGCTAAGTAAGCAGGCATTCTTGTAGCATTAGCTCCTTGACTTGTTCCAGAGGTAGATAATAAGTCAGGAATAAAAGTATAGTAAATGTTTATATACTCTTCTGTAGTAAATAAATAAGGGACATCAGCATCTGAATCTGAAGTAGTGTTATCTAATGTCCAATCTAAAATTGTTGTGCCACTTTTATCTACAACTTTAATAAGGAGATTGTAATCGTCTGGCAATGTGTGTCTGTAACTCCAATCTGTTGATGGGCTACTGCCGTCAGGTAAGGTTGACACTTCTGTACCTGGTCCTGCGTAGATTCGCTTTGTGTTGTATTGAAATATGTTTTCTGAGAAAATTGAGTTAGCTGCTTCTTCGAATGCTCGGATTGTAATCTCATAAGTAGCACTAGTAGTATCGTCATCAGCAATGTGATAACTACCTACAAGGCGTAGTGCGTTGTTTATTATTTCGGTTTTTGTATTTGTTACAGCCATATTATAAAAAGGAGTACCCCCTTGCATTTAGCAAGGAGGTAACTCGAATTAAGATTATTACTCAGCGCAACGGATCTCACCAGAAACTTCACCCCACATACGAGATGCTTCCGCACACATTTTAAAGTATACGTAAGGGATATTTTTCTTGGCTGGAACTCTCCATACATCTCCCTTAAGAGCTGTACCGATAGAAAGCTTAAGAGATTTCGGAGTTGCAATGATACAACGTCTTTCGTTTCCATCACCACCAGTTGAAAGAGGAAGTCTTTCAGTTTGGATGAAACGGAATCCTAAGAATGATGTAACGTTACCGTCAACAAGTGATTTGCGAACTGCATAGTCTGAGTTAACAACTTCAGTGATCCCTAATAGATCATCGATTTGTTTAGCAGAAACGAAACAGTTAACAATTTCATCCTGGTCGATAGCTTGTAGGCGTAACATTGTAGTACGTGCAGCACGTAACTTAGCAAGTGTTAAACCTGACTCAGCAGATGTACCAGAATCTACATAGTTAGAACCAATAGAGAAACCTTCAGTTTCACCACCAGCAACAACATACTTACCTGCAGCTGTAATGCCTTCAGCAGACTTACCACCAACAACAATGTTAGTACGGTTTTCGTCGCCAGCACCTTCAGTGAAAGTACGAGTTGTAGCACCTGATTTACCAACATATGCTTCACCGAAGAATTTGTCGATAATGATATCATCAATCTTACGTTTACCAGAAGCTAAAAGAGCTTGAGTGTAGGAATTCATAGGATCAGTAAGAACTCGTTTGAGGTCTTTCTCATCTACGTATTTACCTAGCTCGTAGTCTTTAAGTCCGATACGACGTCTGTCATGAGCGATTTCTGAGTTTGGATTGTCCGCATAACGAGTTGCGTCCTCAGTCATATCTTCCGCAACACCGATGCGGTCAAAGTACTGGAACTCTTCGTTTTGTGACTCTTGTTCGAAAAAAGGCTGGAGCTTGGATTCTGTTTGTTGGAACGCTTGCTCAAAACCTTCTTTGTACGCTTGTACATAAGCGTTATTAATTGTAATACCACCAGCAAGAGCTCCTGCTCCGTCTGATGCCATATACGATGGATCTGAATATGCCATAATTTATTTAATAATAGAAGTTAGAATGATAGTTTGTTTTCGTTGAGCTACCCTTTCGGACTCTTCTAGTTATATCGTCAACCAACGGCCTTCCTAAGCTGTTATCAGGACCTAAAAAATAGGCTACCCCAACAGTACTGGGATAGCCTATAAAAGCTAAGTTGTCAAGCTAAACTAGCCGGATGGATACAATTGAGAGTATAAAGCAGTACGTTTATTAATTACTTCCTGTCTTTTAGTTCTCTCTGCCATAGACATGCTTGATGGATCCGCCATAATTAGTTGAGCGTTTTGCTCGTCTAACTCTTGGATTGCATGCTTAATACCGTGCACTGCATCATTTGCAAAGCCAGTAGCTGGATTGTTTGCGGCTGGTGGCAACGCATCACGTGTAGAATCAGCTATCTTGTGGAATAACTTTAATACTGCAGGATGGTTTGCAACAACTGGATCTGCTTCAATGAGCTCTTTAATCTCAGGGATCTCCTGACTCATTGCCTCATAAGCAGCATTAGCCTGCTTTAAGTTGTTCTCATAGTTATCACCCCAATCCATCTGCACAGATTTACGATTCTCTGAGATAGTTGATGCTTGTTGCTCACTAGTTAAAGTGTCTCCCTGAATACCTAACTCAATGTATCGTTGGTATAACTGATTAAATTGACGTTGAGATAAACCCATCTCACCAGCAAACTGTACAAGTTCGTCTTGTGACTCGTCTGTTAGTTCAGGAACAGCCTCTGCTCCTTCAATGGTTACTTCAGGAATTTTATACGTATCATCTTTTGGACGTATGTTGTCATAAAATTTATCCCATTCTTCATCTCCCCAATCTTCTTTGGGCTGTTCTATACGCTTAGTACCTAAAGCACTCTGCGCATTAATTAACTGATTAGCTAAAGACTCGACAGACTTTGTATTCTTAATAGTCTCGTTTTCTCTTAACTGTTCAGGTAATGATTCTAGCAATGAACCCCATTCGTTGTTAGACTCTTGTGGTTCAGCTGTTGTTGTTTCAGGTGTAGGATCAGCTCCTAACGCTCCTGTTGGTTCTACATTTTCTTCTTCTATCATAAATTCTTACCTTCTGCTTCTAATCTATCTATTAGTTGTTGGGGGTCATCTTGTGCTAGTAATGTTAAAAGACTCATAGCAAAACGCCTACGTCCTTCACATTCTCGTAGTTTTGACTCCTCTGCATGAAACACAGGTTTAGTAACATGACATTCACGTAGTAACATCTTAAAGAATCTCTGTCCTTCTGGTGTTTCTATAATATGCGTCAAGTCTTCCTTAAGCTTACGTTTCTCGATAAGCTTTTGTAAACTATTTAGTTTGCTCATATATTAAGTAGCTGCCCAATACCCTCAGGGTCCGCTTGCTTAGCTTGGGCTACATCTTTCATAGCTCCAGCTACTTGCGGTGCAGCTTGCATTTGTTGTTGCATTTGTTGTTGCTCTGCTTGTTGTTCTTGCATTTGTGCGAAATCAGCCTCAGACTTAACAATCTCTGGGTCTAGATTTCTAAACTTAGCATAGCTTTGTAATAATTTTTGCTCGTTAATTGCTTGTAGTATCTCAGGCTTAACTTGTGCCAATGGCGCAATGTCTTGCATGAATGCACTAATGTCAGACAGTCTTGTCGCATACTGTGCTTGTGCACTAGGACTACTGTATGAAATTTCAAGAGTTGCTCCATCCAGAGATTCTGGACGTTCAGGTAAAGCACCAGCTCTTTCAAGTAGATTAAATGTAGCTTCGATTGCTGGTTCTAAGTATTCTGATTCCATGCGGTTAAGCAAGGGAGCAAGTTGGTTCAACATCTGACCACGTGTGTCTTGGATCTCTAAGATAGACTGTCTTTCTTTCTTCTCTTGTCTGATAATCTGATCGACAAAGAATGCACGATTAACAGACTCACGATACATACGTATCATCTCCATTACATATTGTGGTTGATTACCTGCAAGTATAGGAGATGGCTTCTCACTACCTGGCTCGTGGAACATTACTTGTCTAGAACCGTACTTCATAGGAAGCATAATACTATCCTCTTCAGCAATCAATGTTGGGAAATTCAAATACTCAGCAGAAGTCAATGCTTCTTTTACCATTTTGTTTAGTGCACGTATCTGTGATAAACAAGAGAAGGCTGGACCACGTCCGTAAACTTCATCTGCAAGTTTAGACCAACGTGGAATTAAAAATGGGAAATAACTTATACCATCTTCTTGGATTACATCTTTTAGTTTTGGACACCAGTATGTAACCTTGTAAGGTCTATTACTACCAATACGACTACCATCTTTACCTTTTTCATTTGGCTCAATAGTATAAATTAGTTCGTACTTGTTATGTACAGAGTCCTTAGGATTAAATCCCTTCATGTCCTCAACTTGTGGGAACATCTGCATCATCTGGCGTGCAGTTTTATAACAACGATAAAATACTGTGTCGACCTTACCATGTAAGTCAGTGTCAAAGAACACATCAGCAAGCGGTCTTGCTCTGTAGTTCACAACACCATCTACTTCAGAAATCTGTACAGGTGATGTACCGTAAGCACCTACATCTAAGAAACACTCATGAGATGTAGAATAAAATTGTGACTCTGGTAAAGAGAACTCATGCAAGATTCTATCTTCTACAGAATGTATGTATGATAACTCTTCAGCGCTAAGCTCTCCTTGTGGTACATTTTGTACACGTAAATAAAACCAACGGTCACTCTTAGGAATCAAATTACTTGATAATCCGTTAGCAAACATTTGATTACACCACACAGCGGTATCGTCATACATCTCTCTAGATCCGTCATCTTGTTTGGTTGTATGATTGTGGTCGAACTTATTACTGTTTGGACGCACATATCTCTGTGCATCTACAAACATATGATCTAGGTTAGATCTTAATGTTTTAAGTTCTTCGTATCGCTGTAGTAACTTACTTAGCATTATTTGTTATATAAACCTGATCCACTACCCAAAACTTGACGCCCAGATATTTTTTGACTGCTGCTTGGTCTTGATGCCTTACGTGTCAGAGCTGCAGAAGACACTGCCCTAGACAGTGTTGTTGCTTGTCTGATCGGCTTTCTCGCTACTGGTGTAGGAGGAGGCGGTGGCGCTGGAGGCGGTGGAGGTGGTGGAGGTGCTTTTGGTTTGCTGCCCATATTTAGATATACGTTTTAAAGATTTCCAATTATAATACTTATCGGTATCCATATTGTGATAACGACAAAACCTGACTCTGTCAAGCGAAAACGGTGCAAGTCTTAAGAACAAGTCAATTGTTTTCTCAGGTTTTCTGTGAGCTGCATACGAAACATGCCAGTATCTGCCCTCATCATCTTCAGACACGTGTCCCATCAATATGTAGTCCTGAGATATAAATAAGTACTTCTCTTCTTCAGAACGTACATTGATATACTGGTCCAGTAGTTTAATAAAGTCCTCACCAATTGAGTGGTATAACACTACTGCCTCATCTAGCAACGATAGTCTGTGGTACTCACCAACTGATGTTTGTGACGTCATATGTGTGTTTCGGTTTCTTTTTGTCTAACCTGGGTTGTTTTAGTCCTACCGCCAGTGTTCTAAATGCATCAGCTCCATGAGAGTTTGCATCATGCACAGGTGATTTTCTAAACACTCCCTTACTAGAATCAAATTCTTTGTGGTAACCTTTCAATGCTTCTAGACCCTTGTAGCAATCATTCTTACTAAACCAACACTTACCTAATAAGTTACGGACCGCTTCGATACCATCAATGACTGGTATCTTTCTTACAGTTGTAAACTTTAATCCCATAGACCTAGCCATCTCTAGTCTACTCTTACCTGTTCCGAGCTCTCGGACTTTAATATCATGTGGCGCATAATGTTTCCCATAGGTCACATCCTTCATTGCCGCCCACCTATTTAACTCTCTAGCGTAGTGGGGTAAGCCCTCTCCACTGTTCTCGTAGTAATTAACTACTCGTATCTCATTACGATATAGTTGCACGAACCATATCGTCGTCGCATCATCCATACCCAAGTCCCACGCAGTGTGTACCGGTAACGTCGACTCTACTCCTAATGTTTCTACGATACGCTTTTCCTTGTACGCTTTGTTCATCTGGTCACCGTAGTACGCTCCCTCCACAGGAACTTTAAACGAACACATGTATTCCGACTGGAATCTTGCTTCGTTGTTCAACTCGTTTCGAGCTACGCGAAGCTCCTCTGGCGTGATCGCTTTAGTATCCTTCACGGACAGATGACTACTATACCAGTTCTTGTCTGCCTGCGCATGCAACAGCAGCTTGTAGAAATGGTTCTCTCCTCTAGGCGTTCCATTAAACAACGCCCACCCACCATTCTCTGCCAGGATCGGATTGATCAACTGCCACGCAGCTGGATCAGAAATACTATACTCAGAGAATACACATCCAACAGGGTTCGCTCCCACCATCTTGTCAGGGTCATCAGATCCCATCAACTGTATGACACTACCATTCTTCAGGTGTATCCGCATCTCCTGTTCACTCTTCTTCTCTACTACTTCCCTTGGGAAATAATCAATAAACTTTTTGCCCTCGCCAGTCATACCATTCCAAACAATACGCCTCGCCTGATTCGCATACGGTAAAATATACCAGTACGTGCCCACTCGCTGCATCGCCTTGATCGCCATAATGTTCACACAGGTCAGATCCTTTCCTGCACGTCGATGCCAAGCTACGCACGCTCGCAAGCTGCGCTTCGTCTGTGTCATATACTTGAGAAGGGGCAACTGATACTTTCTCGGTTGCCATCCCATTGCTGGTATTTGTACATCCATTATTCTTCGTCGTCTTCGTCGTCCCAGGATATCTCCAAGAACTCACTGCTCATGTCTTCATGTGTTTCTTTTAATAACATCTTACCTACCCTGTGATTCGGATAATCGTAGAATAAGTCGCCATCGTCATCCATAACAATGAACATGTAATTAGAAAAGTGCTCGCCCAAGTTCCCTCGGATCCTGTCAAATAATTCGTCGTGGTCGCTATCAATTGCCATGTTTATCTTGGTCACTTATAAACTCATCATAGTCTGGCTCAATGTCAACTACTTCTGCCTCCTCTATCTCCGACTTCGCTATCTTACTATAATCTACCGTCAACACCTTGAACTCCCCAGTGACATTTGCCTGGACGTCGACACTCTTTAACTTCGGCTGCGTGTAACTAGCTAACTCCTTCCACAATGCAATCTTCTCCTTTACCGGTACATTTTTGTCATCTGTATACTCCAGCAACTGCTCGATCGGATTGATACCTCGCTCCGCAAACATAGCAAGTAGTGCCTTACGCTGCTCGGACGGTGTAGGCGCTTTTGCCATCATATCCAAGAACTGCTTCTTAGTATCTAGCTGCTTCTCTACAACCTTTAGCTCCTTCTGAGCTTGTTTCATATCATCCTCTGCTTTCATACGTTTACGATGACAACGACTCCTCTTCGCTGCCTGTTGTTTAATAACTTGTTTCGGTTTACCTGCTGCATAGGTTCTTCCGTCTACTTTGCTCACAAGTAAATATATGTACACTATGAGTCATATTGTCAAATCGTTCACACTATTCACACTCAGCTCACACTTTTTTAAGGGGGGTGTGAACTACTTATATATAGTAATATAAAGGACTTACG